TTTAATTGAATGGTAATTCTTCGTCAATACCTTCCGGAATATTCATAAATCCATCCGCATCCACATTGTGTGGCTCCGGTCTGCTAGGTGCAGCACTGCCGGAACCCTTGCTTTCTGCAAATTCCCATCCAGTCACAAGAATGTAATTGAACTCTTTCCAGTTTCCTTCACCATCCTTTGAAGTGTCCTTGCAGGTAATTCCGGTGAAACCAATCTTTGTTCCCTTCAAAAGATACTGTTCTGCTCTTTTTGCTTTATCTTCACCGATGATTTTTATTGTCAGAAAATCTGTAATCTGATTCCCTTCCTGGTCCTTTCCAAATGGAAAAGGTCTGTCCACTGCAACTGTTCCGATTCCCTGCTTCCCACTGCTTGAAAGGGAAAAATCCTTTGTCATTCTCCCAATATAATTTCCGTTATTCATGCACATCTTCCTTTCACCCCGACACCGCAAAAATACGGTGCCGGGTATTTATTATTGTTTACTTGCCCCCAAACAGTGCCGACTGTGCATCCTGTGCTTCCTCCGGCTCCTGTGTTGGTTCTTCCTGCTGCTCTGTCACTGGTTCCATTTCGATGATATCCGGTTCATTTTCCACATAGTTCTTCGTGCCATCCTCGTTGATAACAGCCATATCAGCATCCATTGCAGACATAAGATCAATGCTCATAATGCCCCACTTGCTGATTAACTGGCGAAGCATGGTCTTGTATGCCATACCGTCAAAATCCTTTTCCCAAAAGGTGAAGCCCTTCTTTGCCTGGTAACCCTTGGAATACTTCAGTGCATGGGCTTCCATCTTCTTTTTGCTCCAATAGATTGCCTTTTTGAATCCGTTGGTATATTCAAACATGGCATAATAGCCGATTGTTGGTGCTGCTTCTCTTGCTTCTTCATCTTCAATCAGCTTCACTTCGATTTCCTCATTCAGCGGATCGAAGCGAATCAATTCCCCTTCCTTAATTGCCAGGACATTCAATTTCTTGTACTGCCCGGACCGGATTGCAAGCTGGATATATCCCTTATATCCCAACTGGAACTGTGCCACCTTGCCACGTTCCTTGTCATTGAAAGGAACCATGTAATATTGCCCCAACTGCGGTGATGGTGACAACTTCAGGGATTCGCCCAAAAGGGCAGCGGATAAAATCGACTGGTTTGTGCATTCCTGAAGTGCCGGATTGTTATTCACTGCGGAAACCACTGCGGAAATGAACTTGGTGCCATCCTTGCCACCGATAACATTGTTAATCTGATTCTTTACGGCATCATTCGTCAGATATGCAGTGATGCCCATTCTCTGATTGCTTTTCTTTGCCAAACTGTTCTGTACTGCCATAATTATTCTTCCTCACTTTCTTCTTTTATTTTGTTTGTAAGTGCTTCAAAATCCTCTTTCTTCATTCCAATCATTAAGAAAAGAAGCAAAACGATAAGAACATTCATTATTGGAACAAAGAATAATAAAAGTACTTCATAGCTTTTCTTTCTCTTTTCAGAAAGCCATCCATTCTGCCTGATTGTTTCTTTGCACACCCGGCTAAATCCGGCAAATGTAATTATCAAAAGAACACTTACTGCAATGTGTAATTTCAGAAGCCACATATTTTCACCATACCTTTCTAAAACAACTGCTTGTTGTTCATATATCTGTAATATAAAGTTCCGTAGTTGACACCTGATATTTCAGACCATTCAGCCAAAGTGTGTGTTTCACCATTTATTTCAACACGAATGTTGTTTCTTCTATTCCCACACTGTTCTTTATGCGTGGACCATTTCACATTGCCAGGCTCATAATTGCCATCATTGTTGATTCTGTCTAGGGAATAACCTTCCTCACCAAAATGCGGAAGCTGTGAAACATAGTTATAAAAGGTTTGAAAATCTTCCTTCCATTCCTCACACACCCGGATGCCTCTGCCACCATAATTTGCATACGATTTGTTGTTTGGATTGAAACACCTTTCTTTCATAGAGTTCCAAGCAAAAAACAAATTGTTGGTGGATAACCCATGTTTTAATGATCTTGATTTTGTTGCTTCAACGGATAAACAGCCACATGATTTTGTATGCCCACTCTTTAAGTCCTGAGTTGTGACTATCGTAAAACCACCGCATTCACACTCGCATTTCCATAATGCTTTTTTGCTTTTTGAAGTTCCATGCCTTTTAGAAACACGAAGTTTTCCAAATGTTAAGCCTATTAAATCAGGTATAACTTTTTTCATTGATTTTCCTTTCTTTAAACCGCCTTGAACTCGATTCCCCTAGCATTCAGGAAATCACGAAGGGCAACTGCATCTTCAGTGGTCAAATGTGCTGCGAATGTCACCCACTGCTTTGCAGGTCCCGGCTGTGCAAATTCACCCTGATGGTCATTATCTAATTCAATCGGTTCCGGCATCATTGCTTTTTCTCTTAATTCCATAGCTGCCTGTGCCTTTGCTTCCGCTTCAGCAGCCAATCTTGCCTGTTCCTCTGCCCTTGCCTTCATTTCAGCTTCGTGTGCAGCCTTCGCCTTTGCTATCTCTGACAGCCTTCTGCCTTCATTCAGGGCTTTATTTATATCAAGGGTAGATTTATATATCTCCGTTGCTTCAAAGCCAAATTCGGGCAGATTCTGAAGTGTGGCAAGGTCATTTTCAATCTGTTCCAGCTTGGCATCAATTTCAGCCTGGATGGACTTCATGGAAACGGAAGCATTCAGCCACTTTACATTGTAGATTGCAGGAAAGCCCAACCACTGCAATTCCGGCTTTTCAACACTGTTGTAATATTCCTGAATCTTTTCCAACTTCTCTGCTTTCTGCTTTTCTTCATATCCCTTCACTTGCTGGTCAATCAGTTTCACAGGCTTATCAATGATTCCTATGATTTCATTGATCTGTGCCTTGAAGGTATTGAACGGAACCATGTATTCCTTTTCCATGCGGATTCGTTCATCATTCAAAGCCGTTTTCAGTTTGTTCAGAGCAGCCTTGTCCTTCTTTGCTTCCTGAATCTGTTCATCCGTATACACTAAAGTGGTATACATAGACACCTTGCTTTCAATTTCCTGCTTCAATTCCTCATAATTGAAGGAAATAGGTGCCGGAAGTTGATATTCATTCATTCTTATTTCCATTTCTTTTTTCTCCTTTTCTATGAAAATATTTGCTTCGATTAAAGCCTTAATAACGTGATATGCCACCGCCACAACAATGCTGTTCCCCGCCTGTTTATAAAGCTGTGTGTTACTGTTCACCGCTTCAGCTTTTTCAAAATCGGCATCGTCAAAATCCATCAGACGGAAGCATTCTTTTGGTGTCAATCTGCGGATTCTCAAAGAACCATCTGTGTATTCCTCTTTCACACCACCAGTCTGTGCAGTATCAGCACAAAAGGCATAGTCACCTTCTATGTTCTTCTGATTTCTGCCCAGGAACTTCAACGGTGTTCCTTGCACATTTTCAACCACCGCCTGTTGTGGTGAAGTGGTCAGTGTCTGTGCCACTCCATGTCCAACTCTGCCCCTGCGTGTCTTGCTGTTTGGCTGTTCAAGATTGATGGAATCCCCCTCAAAGGCTTCAGCATAGCCTGTTTTAGTGGCTTCTTTCACCCTTATCAAACAATCGCTTCCGTCTTTGTAATATCTCGCTTTGATAGTGCTTGCAATTTCATCCGGCTCTTTCACTACTGCATGGAATGAATTCCCCTTTTCCTGCTGCTTTCGTGCGTGTTCTGCAAAGCCTTTCAGTGCAATGTCGCTCACATAAAACTGTTCGCTCACTTCAGTTTCCAGCACATCCTTCAACCGTAATTCCAGTGGAAAGCCTTCCGGGAACTTGAATGCCCCTGTGTCAATGTCCTTGCGAATGCTGACAATGAACACCCTTTCCCGGTTCTGTGGAATACCGAAATCCTTTGCATTCAGCACCTGCCAATAGTTGTTATATCCGGCAGCTTCCAACGAATCCAAAACAATGCGGAACTGCTGTGAAAATTTCTTGGATGTGAGATTCTTCACATTCTCGGCTATGGCAATAGCTGGCTGTGCAGCTTCGATGATTCGCAATGCTTCAAAGAACAACCCCGATCTGGTCTGTGTTCCATCCTCGTTGAATAGCCCTTTCTGCTTTCCTGCAAGGCTGATATCTTGGCATGGGAAGCCGTATGTAATAAGGTCAATGTCCTTCGGCAGTGCCGTTTCATCAATTTTTGTAATATCTCCAAGATTCATAGATTCATCCACACCATGAATGGCACAGTAGGATTTCACTGCATACTTGTCAATTTCACTGAATCCTGCCAGTTCATAGTTGATTCCTAATCTGTCCAGTGCCTTTTCAAAAGCACCGATACCGCTAAATAAACTTAAATACTTCATGCTTTTCTCCTTTTAAATCTCCGGAAGTATCAACCCCGGCTTTTTCCTTTCCTGGACCTGCTTCCAAAACTTTCTTTCAGAAGATTCCAAAAATTCAATATCCGCTTCGACCTCTGACCGTTCGATGTGATAATGCTTTATCTGTGCGTAAATCTCACCTTTAAACTCAAACCGCAACCGGGCTTTCAGCACTGCAAATTCGGTTTCCATGGTCAGGAATCCATGCAAAAGTTGTATGTAATAGTTATCAGGCACCATGCCCTTCCAGTTTTCCTTCTGCCTGGATTGCATGATGTTGGTTGTTTTGCATTCCCAATGCCCAAACCTTCCTGCCTGGTCCTTCAGCCAACCATCAGCCGAATAATGCGCCCATGGATATTTGTCATTCAGCCACATATTGTTTTCTTCATAGAAAACTTCATATTCCGGATAGTCCAGTTTGAACATTTCACGCATATGCTTTTCAGCTTCTGTGCCATATTTCACATAAGGTTTTTCAGAAATATCTTCCGGAACCATTTGCCCGGTCTTTTCCAGCCACAATTCCACATTGGATTTGTACGGATTCATTCCCACGATTGCCGAAGCATCCGAACCGCCTATCCTCCCGGCTCTTGCCTTCAGCCATTCTTCTCGGTCTTTCAAAATAATCATTTCAACCATTTTTCATCACCTGAATCAATTCCACATTTCCAAAACTTTGTTATACACTTCAGCCAGTTCAGCATTTTCAACATCCAATTCAATATCCCATCCCCGGTCATAATTCAGACAACAATGATTTCCTTTTGCAATCCACAGTTTTGAAATTTTCCCACCATTGATGCCAAATTTTGAACCTTCTTCATACACTTTGGCTTGAATATCATATCCGTTTATTTTTGCAGTTTTCCACATTGATTCTCCTCCATATTTAACACCTATGAAATCAAGGACCATCCCAAGCCCAAGCCCTTCCTTCGATGGCTGCCATTTGCCATCCACCATTTCACCGCCACCGATGCAATATTCATATTGCCGGGGATGTGTTTCCTTCAGCCGCTGGAATCTGTTCGGTTCCTTTTCAAGATGACATCCGAACATACAGAAGATGCATCCGGTTCTGTCGCATCCAGTAGTTTTCAATTCACTATTATCTATTGACTCATAACCTGGTAAATCTCCCGGAGAACACCCTAGCAAATCTGAAAGATAATCAAATATATCCATTTGCCCTTGAAGGTGTTCATCATCGGAAACCAAAACAATGTCACCATATACAGAGCAATACGGAACGTTGTATTTTTTGATGTAGTGCAGAATGTCTTGCTGTGTCCAAAATGATAACGGATTGCTTGACAACCTTTTTTTGTTGAACGAATTACACCCATATTTCAACCAACTTTGATATCTCAGCCTTGATTCACTTGCCATAGTTCCGATAAAAGGCTTCCTTCCGGTTTCTTTTTCATACTTTTTGAAAGGCTTTTTCTTCATGACTTTGCAGCACTTGTCGGATATATTAAAAGTTGAATCCAGCAAGAAGTTCCATTTATCACAATTAAACTGTGACTTTTCGCCATCCTTGGTGACCAATTCACCTTTCAGTTTCATGATTCTGTATTTGTAAGAACCGTCATTCCTAGCCAATCCAATCCTTGCTTCTTCGACAATTTGCGAAATCTCTTTGCTAACTACCGGATAGCCGTAATTTTTAATAACTTCATCAAACCGCATTTCTGGTCTAATGATTTCTAAGTTAGTATTAAAGCAAGTGTATTTCCCTGCTTTAATGTCACGCACAAACATCTGAATCTCCGGATATTCTAGCCCGGTATTCACAAACAAAGCCGGTACATCATCATACATTCCATCAACAATGTGTTTCAGAACCGTGGAATCCTTGCCCCCGGAAAAGCTGACATATACTTGTCCATCCCAATATTCATACCACTGCCGGATTCTCTGCTGTGTCATAATGATTTTTGCTTCCAGCGGAAGGCTTTGCATCTGTGCCAGGTCATACGGCATGTGTTTATTCATTCCGGAACCACTTCCTTTCTGAAGTTCTCATTCATGCATCGTGTGCAGTACCAGGCACCTTCTATGTAATAGGCATATTCATCTTGAATCGGTTGCTCACAATATTCACACACCGGAAGCCTGTCCAATTCTCTTTCCTGCTCCGCATCATGCCGTGCTCGCGCCGTACCGTCAGCCCGGTCTTCTCGCTGAACCGCCTCGCCACATAATCCTCCAGATCGCGGCCCTGCCGCATGGCCTCGTTGTCC